AAGAGAAACTAAAGAAGCTATTAAATTTAATGCTCCTCTTGCCCATGTATCTCAAAACAGAGCTGTTACACCTGACGATTATAAAGCTATTATTAAAAACGAATTTGCCGACATTGAAGCTGTCCAAGTATGGGGTGGAGAAGACCATGATGTACCAGACTATGGTAAGGTTTATATAAGTATTAAACCATTATCTGCTGAAGTACTTACTGCCACACAAAAGACAACAATCATAACAAATATTCTTAAACCAAAAAATGTTGTATCCATCACACCCGTACTGGTTGACCCGGATTATACATATATTGATTTAGAAGTTTACTTTAAATATAATCCAAACCTTGCTACAGTTACAGCATCTGGTCTTGCAACTAATGTAAGGAGCACACTCGTCTCATATAATACTGACACACTTAGAAGTTTTGGTGGAGTATATAGAGACTCAAATGTTCTTAAAAGGATTGACGATACTAATATTGCTATCCTATCTAATATTACTCGTATTAAAATGACTAAAAAGATTACACCTACTCTTAGTACAGCTACTAAATATACACTTAAGTTTAATCAAGCATTAACTGACTTAGATGGTTCTACATCAGCTCTTGGTTCTTATTTGACCTCAACGTTATTTACATTTAGTGGTGTACAATGTAGGCTTAAAGACTACTATGATACTTCAACTGCTACTAGAATTATTCAAATTATAGGAACAGATGGTACAATATATGGTACAAACCTTGGTGATGTTAATGAAGAAGATGGAACAGTTACTTTAAATAGTTTTGCTCCAACAGCATTACCAACAGGGTTAACTACGATTGACGTGACTGTTAAGCCGGCCTCATCTGACATTAAACCTACAAGGAATGAACTATTAACTATTAATACCTCAACCGCAACTATAACAGGAGAGATAGATACTATGGCTACTGGTGGTACTACTGCTGGTATTGATTATACAACGGTAAGTAACTAATGTCAACTTTAGGTAAATATAATATATCATCATATATAGATGATTTAATACCTGAACATATACAGTCTTTATATCCTGAATTGGTTTCATTTCTTAAGGTATATGCTCTTTATTTAGAGCGTCAGAATAAATCAGGATTCTATCTTAATGCATTAGATATCCAAAGAGATATTGATTTTATAGAAGATAGTCTCCTTACAGAATTACAAAATGAGATTGGTATTGCGGTACCAAGAGACTTTGCTACAGACCCAAGGAAATTTTATAAAAGGCTTGTTGAGTTCTATAGAAGTAGGGGTACACCAGAATCTATTACATCATTTTTTAGGGTGATATATGATGATGAGGTTGAAACATATTTTCCATTTGTAGATATACTTAATCCATCAGATGGAGATTGGACAGACCAAACAGCAGATATTATAGCAACCCAAGCTAATTATACACCATCAAATACCTTCACAATTAGTGGAACACCAACAGTAGTTAGTGGAAATAATGATGGTGGTAATCCAGCATTATTTGACGATGATGTGGTATTTGTTAATGATGTATATCAAACACCAGGAACAGATTATGTTGAGGCGGTATATTCAGATACTACAACTAAATATAAATTAACATTCACAAGTGCATTATCAAATGGTGATGTGGTTAAGACATACGCTAAAGGTTTGTTTTTAACCAATGATGGTTTTTTATCAGACAAAAAGTTTTTACAAGATTCTTACTACTACCAAAAGTTCTCATATGTTCTTAGGACTGGTAAGAACATAGCTGATTGGAAGAATGCATTTACAAGGTTGATTCACCCAGCGGGATTTAAATTCTTTGGTGAGATTGTTATATTAGTTAAATTATTAACCTCAGGTATACCAGCACAATATGGTTGGTTACTACCAGCAGGTAAAATTAATCTTAACATTGGTGCATTCCAAGTTGGTCCAGTAAGTTTTAATAGTCATATACTAGAAAAGAGTTATACACACATACCATTTACTACAACTGGAACTTATAATATTGGTTCAGGTGGCGGTAGAATAGGTATGTGGAACCATTGGGAGAACATGAAGTTTAGATATTTGGGACCAAATAGCGATTTTGCTCACTATACAGTTCAAGATAGTATAAATAACAATATAGGTTTACAATTCGGATTGGGTGGAGCAAGTTCACTCGTGATTTCATAAATAAAACAAAGGAAAAGACATGGCAGCAATAATAACTAGCAGATTTAGATTAGATACAACAGATAAATTCCTAGCTAGTCTTGCATCAAACACATTCTATATGGCTTTGGGACGGCCTAATGCATGGACTGATGATACAGTACCAACAACCCCATATGAAAATGATTATACTAGTAATACTTTATGGGAAAACATGTTTGCCATGAAGAAGATTGCTAGTACAGATATTATTCATTGTGCACCAAGGAACTTATGGGTTTCTGGTACTACATATACAGAATATGATGACCAAGACACCAACATAGAAGGCAAAGTATATCACGTTATTTCAGATAATAATAACGTTTATCTTTGTTTGAAAGCTGGAGCAGGAGCAAGTACAACAAACCCAGACGTTTCACCAGGTGGTGTTCAAACAACAGGTATAATTAATTTTTCAGCAACAGATGGCTATATATGGAAATACATGTATACAATCCCGTCAACTGATGTGACAAAGTTTTTAACAGCATCATTCATACCAAGTAGGGTTATTAAAGAAGCACCAGCTGGAGGTTCTGACGCAGCATTGATTAATCAATGGAGTGTACAGACTAATGCAGTTGATGGAGCTATATATAATATGAAAATAACTACTGCAGGAACTGGATATACTTCAGCTCCAACATTGGCTATTGTCGGTGATGGTGCAAGTGCTACGGCTACAGCTACAGTAACTGGTGGAGCTATTACAGATATTGTAATGACTAATGCTGGTACGGGTTATACCCACGCTATTGTTACAGTAACAGGTGGTTCAGGTTCAAATGGTGCAGTAAGACCAGTGATTGGTCCTCCAGGTGGATTTGGTAAAGACCCAAATAATGACTTACGTTCACACTATGTAACAATTAATACTACATGGACAGGTGATGAATCAGCTACAATTCCTGATTCAAATGACTTTAGACAATTGGCTCTTATTAAAAATCCAATTGAAGAAGCCAATGATGGACCAACAACAGTAACAGCCGCTGCCTCAATGGTAGTTGGTAACTTTTATAAGATTTTAACAATAGGTACAACTACTGATGCGTTGTGGGCAACTGCAGGGTCAACAAGTGGTGACCCAGTTGTTGGAGAAGTATATAAAGCTCTTGTTACAACACTAACTGGTTCAACTACAGGTACTATTGCTCAAGTTGCAGAAGCTAATACATATAATACATGTAAGAGCGTAACAATTCCTGCTGCATTAGCTAGTACATATGTTGCTGACTTTGCTTTTGAAGGTCATACTTCAGGCACAGTTGGTGCTAAAGGTATATGTGTAGAATATAATAACGCTAGTGGTGTATTACATTATATACAAAATGAATCTACAGGTTTTGGTACATTTACTACATCTCATTTTACTCGCGCAACGGGTGCATCTTCTGCAGGTGATGATATCACAGCAGTAGGAGTACCTTTAATTAATCATAATTCAGGTGATGTAATGTTTGTGGAGAATAGAACAGCAACCACGAGAGCAGCAGGTCAAGTAGAGACAGTAAGATTAGTAATCGCATTTTAATAGGAAAGAAACATGGCAATAGCATTTAACGTAGAACCATACTGGGACGACTTTGAAACCGCCGGTGCGGACGGTCTAAGTCCTAAAGAAAAATATCAAAAGATATTATTTAGACCAGGTAAGGCTGTACAAGCACGGGAATTAACTCAGCTTCAATCATCATTACAAAATCAAATATCATCTACGGGTGACCATGTATTTAAAGATGGTTCAGTTGTTATTCCAGGCGCGGTGCATCTTCATAATAAAATTGATTATATAAAATTAGATTCTGTTCATGCTAATAATGATACTGTTGCCGAATTAGTAGGTACTGAATTTACTGATGGTACTAATGTTGCTAAAGTTATTCATGCAGCTCTAGCTTCTGGCTCAGACCCAATAACATTATGGGTACAATATATAAGTGGTACAGTATTTGCAGATAATGCAACGATAACTGCTTCAGGTAGTAAATCAGCCGAAGTAAAAGCATCTGCTGCTACAGGCTTTGGTTCAATTGTATCTATTGAAGATGGTATCTATTATATTAAAAAACATTTTGTTGTAACTAAAGCTAAAACAATTGTATTATCTAAGTATACATCAAGCGTATCATTTGATATAGGCTTACTTGTTACTGAATCCCTTGTCAATTCAGGTGGTGATGCATCATTAAATGATAATGCTACGGGTACTCCTAATGAGTCTGCCCCAGGTGCACATCGTTATTCTATTACAGCAGTACTATCTACTCAAGCAGTTAATGCAGCAACAGGTAATTTTGTTCTTATAGCTCGATTAGAGTCTGGTGTTATTACAAAACATGCAAGG